GGAACCGTAGATGCAAGTAGGGCTAATACAAGCGCAAGCCCTGAAAATGCTTGGACGGATCTGCGCGGAAAAAGCCTTGCGTTACGAAAACTCAGCGGAGACGATACATCTGTAGGTATCTACGGTAATGTAAAGGTGACCGTAACAACATCTATTCATGAGCTTACCTGGTCAAAGCCTAATTTGGAATTCACACAAAATGAATACAGTCTGACTGTAACAAGGCTCGGGAGCGTTTCTGATAACTGGGGCGGGGAGATCACATACTACCTGCTCATGGACAATGTTTATGTGGGTGATTTCAGCGGAGATACGTTGACGATCACCCTAACAGATGCGGATCTGGAAAAAGCGCATCATTTTAGCTTGATGGCATCGGGATCCGAAAGCGGCAGCACGGTCAGATTATTTGGCTGGGGCGAAATCTTCACCCCCGCAAGCGTCCACAAGACGGTCAGCTACTATGACGGATCTACGTGGGTTGAATGCGTACCGTACTACTATACAGGAACCGAGTGGCAGGAGGTTTGGCCTTATTACTGGGACGGCACTAAGTGGGTGTTATGCTCCCGGACATAGAGGAGATGATGAGATGTACCAAGGATCGAGCAACGTGCAGGTGTTCTGCCTGGATAAGGATTTGTCGAACTGCACGATCTATCTGGACATACGGACGGCTACCGGAGAGATCATCCGCAAGAGCGGTCAAGATTTGATCGTGACTGTGGAGAACGGGGTCACCTCTATCACGCTTGTGTTGAAGCAGGAGGACACGCTGCAGCTGCCGGAGGGTGTGTGCCAGGTGCAGGCTCGCTGGATCGATAAGGATGGCAACACGGACAGCAGCGATGTAGCCAGCTTGGAGATCCACGGTATTCTGAATCGGTCAGCGATCACCTATGAGGAGGGTGACGGATGAGTATTAAGCTACATACTACCAGCGATTCCGCGCCTAAGATGGTCGAGCATAGCAGTGTTCTCCCCCGCCTGATCGAGGGTATCAGCCCGGAGGTGAAGCTGGAGAGTGTTGATGAGGGTGTGCGGATGACCGTGACCACTAAGAGCGGGAGTAAAAGCATCATCATCCCGAAGGGCGAGGGGCCTGCCGGTGTGGGGATCGTAGACATCGTGCAGAACGAGGATGGCACCTTGACGATTGTGCTGGGTGACGGATCCAGTTACGTGACTGAGCCACTGAAAGGCGAGGATGGCGAACAAGGCCCTCCGGGGCCAAAGGGTGATACCGGAGAGACAGGCCCGCAGGGGCCAAAGGGTGATACAGGAGATACCGGCCCGCAGGGGCCGAAGGGCGATACCGGAGAGACAGGTGCCACAGGCCCCCAAGGCCCGAAGGGTGAAACCGGAGAGACTGGCCCCGCCGGTCAGGGCCTGCCTGTTGGCGGCGTGACAGGGGCCGTGCTGAGAAAACAGAGCGGGACGGACTACGATTATTCCTGGGATGACACAACCCTGCCGGGGATTCAGACGGCAGTAAACAATCTGGGGACTGCTGTCGAGAATAAGGTGATCAGAGTCACGCTGTCGGGTGGTGCGGGTATCCCGATCCCCGCGGCGGGCGCGGCGGCTGTTCAGTATAACGTGTCCGGGCTGACCGCCGATCATGTGGTAATTGCATGGGGGTTCAGCAACTCTGCCGACAACAGCCCGCCGTGCGACCTGACAGTGAACACGTATGCCGGATATTTTACGGTGGCAAACAGCAACGGCACGACAAGTGAGAGCTTTACCCCGACATTCGCGGTGCCGACTATTGTGGCTGCTAACTGAAGGGAGAGATGAAGATGGACAAGTATTTCATGGCGCGGATTAAGAGGACGAACGGGATCATCGAAAAGGGCTTGGAGGTTAAGGACTCCTACGATGCTGTGAAACAGGCTTATCATGCTTATTTGGGTGCTTACGCCTATGAGCATGATGCTGCTACGGACTATGTGGCCTGCTATATCGTAGACGCACACGGTAACCGACTCATGTGGGAAGTCTGGGAACGGACTGTCCAGCCGGAACCGGAGTCTGAAGGGTAACTTCGCATATGAATCATATTGCGAAGGAGGAAAGAGTGATGGCTACAAGCAGTATAAAAAAGCCGAGTGGGATAGAAATCCAGACCATGACTTTTGCCGAAACAACAAGCTCAAACGGGAATATCATCCTAACCGATTTGCCCACAGGTGCAATTATCGTTGATGCATATGTTGGTAATGATAGATACTGGCAGTTGGGCAACAATTCCACAGGGGTCAAGGGGATTAAGGTAATCGGATCAAATGGTACTAAAGTGGCAAGCACATCTATAACTGGATACGTTAAGTATTTTATCCCACAAGGATAACAAGCACCATGCAAGAGCATGGCTACATCATTAAGTAACAAAATGGGTATCCACGAAAGAAAGGAGAATCAGAATGAACTGGAATTGGAAGGAGTGGCTGAAGGCTGCGGTGATCCGCGCAATTAAAACCTTTGCCCAGACGATGGTCGGTTCCATCGCGGTGGGCGCGGCGTTCAACGAGATCGACTGGATCCGGGCGCTGTCCGTCAGCGGCGTAGCGTTTGTCCTCAGTATGCTGACGAGTCTTGCCGGACTGCCGGAAGTAGAGTCCAAGGAATGATTCTTTCCGCTGAACTGATGGATCCTAAGTGAGGCGGTTAGAATAGTCACTTATTACTCAACGACTAAATATGGAGGTAGAGATAATGAACGAGAATGGGAATTCCATGGTGATGCCGGTAGCTCCCTATTACGGGAATGGCGGGGACGGTATGTTTGGCGGGAGTGGTGCCTGGTGGATTATCATTCTGCTGGCTGTTCTCGGCTGGGGCAATGGCTTCGGCGGCGGCTTCGGTGGTAACGGCGGCGGCTTCTTCAATGCCGATATGCAGCGTGGCTTTGACCAGAGCGCCGTGATCAACGGCATCAACGGTGTGCAGGCTTCCCTCAATGGGGTACAGACTTCTCTGTGTAATGGTTTCGCCGGTGTGAATCAGGGCGTGGCGAACGGCTTTGCCCAGGCTGAGATCGCTGCGAATGCCCGTCAGATGGCTGACATGAATCAGCAGTTTGCGCTTCAGTCCTCTCTGCAGCAGTGCTGCTGTGATAACCGGGCGGCTACGGCTGACTTGAAGTACACGATTGCCACGGAATCGGCTGCGACCCGGGCGAACAGCAACGATAACAGCCAGAAGATTCTGGACAAGCTGTGCCAGCTTGAGCTGGACGGTGTACGGAACCAGCTGGCTGCGGCCCAGCGCGAGAACATTGGCCTGCAGAACCAGCTCAACATGGCTGCGCTTCGTGAATCCCAGACGGCTCAGAACGCTTTCATCCAGCAGGGCTTCTCTAATGAGGTGGATCAGCTTTACAATAGGCTGAATTCTTGTCCAGTGCCGAGTACCCCGGTTTTTGGACGCACCCCGATCTTCTCCTGCAATAACAACGGCTGCGGGTGCAATGCCGGTTTCGCTGGCTGACCCGACAGACGGATCTTCATTTAGACGCAGATGCGCGTCTTTTTCTTTTGCAGATTTTGAAGAGGGAGATGATCAAAGTGGCTGAGTTTACCTATAACGAGGTTCAGCTTATCCAGCCCGGTGCTCCGGCTCTGCTGAATGACGGTATTCGGTGTAACTGCGGTCTGGTGCTTCACCGTCCGGGCAGCGGCATCCTGACGCTCCGTGGGGCCGGTAATCGGTTCGCCCGGTATCGGGTGGCCTATGATGGCAACATCGCCGTACCGGAAGGCGGCACGGCTGGAGAGATTCAGCTTGCCCTGGCTATCGATGGCGAAATCGTGCCGACCAGTATCGCGGCGGCAACGCCTACAGCTGTCGATGCCTACTGGAATGTGAGCGGGTTTGCCATCATTGATGTACCTGCCTGCTGCTGTTACACCGTATCTGTGCGGAACGCATCGGTATCGGCTGATCCCGCTACCACCCCCGCACCCGCGCTTAGCCTGCGGAACCTGAGCGTAGAAGTTACCCGGATTGCATAAGGAGGAATTCACCATGTACGACAATATTAAGAAAGCCCTGTGCAAGGAGTTGGAACAGATGGACAAGGACATGGAGAACAACTCCAAGATGTCCGACAATGATCTTCGCCGGTATGACATGATCATGCACGCGCTGAAGAGTCAGGCTACCTGGGAAGCGATGGAGGGCCAGAGCTATGGCATGAGCTATGACGGCGGTGCTTCCTACCGCAGGGGCCGTGACAGCATGGGCCGCTATACCAGTCGAATGGAGCAGCCCGATCCTATGGGCGGTGAGTTCGGTTATCCGTTCCCGCAGAACTCCGGACGGTTCTATGGGCCGCGCTGGTGATTATGTGGGAGGGGGAGGGCTTCGGCCCTCCCTCTTCCTTTAAGGAGGTAGAACCTGATGGCA